ATTTACTACGTTTAGTATTCAACTTACTTATTACTAAGTTGAAAATACTCGCATCAAACCAACCAAAAATTTGTTTGAAACGGTATCTCAATTCGGCCAACTTTGCATCGTTATCTCCGAGTGCCTTACGAATATTTGTTCCTGACATTTCACCGAATGAAGGTATATTGTATGAAACGTGTGGTGCATAAACATAATATGTGTAAGGGTCTACGAGATCTTTTGCAGGGATGAAAGTTGTTCTGTTGTACGCCATAAGACGTTTGAAACCTTTGAGTCTTCCCTTATCTTTTTCACCAATCATGTAAACTATTGAAGTAGTTTTTGGATCTAGTCCTGTTTTTTCAAAGAATTCTTGTGGATTGTAAGGACTAACTATTTTTACAATTTGACTTGACGGCACTCCGTGTTTTACCATTATTCGTTTCTTTTCTTCAAAGTTGAATGGAGATTTTTGTCCATCTACTTTATCAGAAGTAACGATGTAAGTATTTTTATCACCAAACTGTTTTTTCAACCACATATAAGCATCTCTGTGATGAATGCCCATTGGTTGAAAACGACCAGGATATACAGCTACGATTTTTCCTTTATTTGAATCTTCTTCATTAAAGATTTGGAGTTTTAGCTCTTTGATTATTTGTTCTATAAGTCTATTCATATTTTTACGGTTTAGTTGGCCAAATTATGTTGAAAGGATCTTGTTGTGATGTAATATCTCTTAGTTCTTGACGATATGTTTGCCATTCTATCTTCTTCTCTTCTGAAAGTGGTGAGTCAGATAACTGTGTCCAATCTGATTCTAATAGAAGTTCATTTCTTTGAACTCTTATATTTTCCCACATTTGATTTGTTTCTTGTTCTAGTTCCTGTTGTGTTTTTTCTCGAACTTGTTCGTACTGAACTACTTCGATTCCTTCAATAACAAACATCTGACCCGTCGTAATACTGTTGTTTGTTTTATTTGGGTTTGGAACAAAACGAACAGGAAACCATCCATAAGAACGTAACCTTTCGTCGTCTAATAGATAAAAATTAGAAACGTCTACCCAATTTTGTGGGAGTGGTCTTGGATAACCTTTTACTTCACCATTTTCAACTTGTATATAATCCACTTAAAATACCTCATAAACAAAAAGAGACATATTCTATAAATATGCCTCTTCGTAGATTACCATCAATAATACGACCCATCATCTATAACATCTTTCTTTTTTCGTAGAGCAGCGATACCTTGACCACGCCATTCTACGTCAACAAGATCGTAGTATTTTAGAGTCATCTGATAATCAGGTCTGTTGAAGTCATGGATAAAAACAATTACATTTTCGTCTATAACTTCCCATATTGATTTTGCACAATACTTTCTTGCCCTACCATCAATCAGAATCTTTGTAAACTTCAATCCCTTTTCTTTTGGGTAATTGATGTAGTCCTTGAATTGTTCGTATCGGCAAGGAATTGGATTTGGTGAGTGAGCTGCTATATGATGTAGTTCAATATTCTTAACATTATAAGCATCTATTACCTTACCCAACGAATTTATCCAATCAATATCGTGTTCGATTGAGATTACCTTTGAAACGATACCCGACCAGTATAGAGTTGAGTTACCACTTCCCCATTCAAGAAGTGTATCATCGGGAGTTAGAAACTTCTCGATGAACTTATACTCCCACTCATTCATAAGTGGTCGGTATGACTCGAATTTGTTATCGGTTGTTATCATAGATGTCAAACACCTCCTTTACAACTTCATCAACTTCTGGAATGTAATCGTATAATGTCTTTCCTTCTGGAATTAGATCAATTGTATCTGTGTGGAATTCCGTGTGACGAATTTCCAAATCGTCAAGGAGAAGTCCTTTACGAAGTGCCTTTGTCTTGTAGTATTGAGTTCCATTACGGAAAGGAAGAATATGATCTTCGTGTTTACACGTTGGAATCGTTACGATCCAATTATCGAACGCACCGGCAATATGAAGTGGTGAAGAGTCGTTGGTAAGAAGACAACGAGAAAGTGAAATAAGAGACATCAATTCACCCAATGTTGTTAGATCTCGAAGATCGATTCCGTCTTTTGGACATTGAATCGGAAGATAACCTTGATTTTCATCTATTGTTTTACCAATGAGAACTACCGTTAGTTTTTCCGATAACTTGTCTACAATCTTTTGCCACCATTCTTGTGGGAGAGTTTTTGAAGGCCACCACTTACCAGCATGAACCACTATTGTTGGTTTGTCTTTCTTCTTACCTTCTAACAGATTGAGAACAGACATCGTATCATCGGCTTCCAACTTCAACTTGATTGTTTTTTCTTCGTTTGGAATTGTTCTTCTAATCATTGACATTGATGCAAAATCCGTCGGGTGGAAAAGAACGTGAGACATCTTGTGATCTGCTTGACCAATTTCTGGACAACTATGCATCGTTATGATTGCATCATTGATCCCTTTCCACTGATCGTAATTGTAAACAGAACAAGAAAGATGTTCAAATAAACGAGGGAAATGAGTTACAACATGAATGTTTGCACTAGGATACATCTTTTGTGTGTATCTGATTGCAGGTTCTGCACAAAGTTGGTCTCCCATACCGGCTGTAACTGAAATAAGAATGTTTCGCGTATATTCATACTTCGGTGAATCTAATTTCCATTGTTCGATGTCTTTCTTCATTACTTCTAACTGTAACTGTTCCGGTGCACCGGCGTAATGAACAATGTAAGAATCTAAACGGGATATACCACAGAATTTGTCTAACACATCCATTCGGTTGAACTTGTAATCTAAATCAAACATATCAACACTATCATTGAGAATTCGTAGGTTGATATAAGGTTGATCTGTTTCTACAAAGTCAATTCCCTTTGGTAACTTGAAGATTGGCTTATGAATTCTAGATATAACCATTACACCCGAATTGTAAAATGGGCCGTTCCACGGTTTTAGTGGTTCTCCGTAGTATTCTGATGCCTGTTCAAGATATTCATATCTTGGTGTGTATCTTCCTTCGTTGAACATACCAAGTTTGTTTTCAGGAACTATCTCAAATAAGTTCGGTGTATCTTCACGTATGAGGATGTCAATATCCAAGTAAAGAATCCGTTTGTATTGATTCAACAATTCATGAATATGGAACTTGTTCCATTTCTGTGTAATATAGTATTTGTTGAATTCGTCAATGTTTAGAAAATCGGCACCTATCTTTTTTGCATATGCCTTTATTGACGGAAGAGAAAGTTCAGAAACTTTCTTATAGTGGTCTCCAATGGAAATCGTTAAGACCAAGTAATCGGATTTTTTCATAACTAAATAAGTTCTCAAAATGAAACATAACGTTATAATATACTAAACTTTGAATTGAATTACAAATTACAAACACGTACAGGTGTTAGTCGGTTTCCTGAATTGTCACCGACTTGACCGGCGTTATTTAGGCCCCATGCCCAAGCTTGACCGTTTTTATCAATTGCAATGGTATGGCAAAAACCAGCAGCAATTTGACAAAATGTTTTTGTTGCACCCAACACAGATACTGGTGTTCTTCTTGATGCAACCGAATTGTCACCGACTTGACCGACGTTATTTAGGCCCCATGCCCAAACTTTTCCATTTTTGTCAATGGCAACGGTGTAACTACCACCTGCTGCAATTTTACAAAAGGTTTTTACTGCACCAAGGACAGATACTGGTGTTAATCTTGATGTAATCGAATTGTCACCTAATTGACCGGTACTGTTAAATCCCCACCCCCAAGCTCTCCCATTTTTGTCAATGGCAACGGTGTGGTTAAATCCTGCTGCAATTTTACAAAAGGTTTTTACTGCACCCAAAACTGATACTGGTGTTCTTCTTGATGTAATCGAATTGTCACCTAATTCACCGGTACCGTTTAATCCCCATGCCCAAGCTTGACCGTTTTTATCAATTGCAACGGTATGAGAAGACCCAGCAGCAATTTGACAAAATGTTTTTGTTGCACCCAACACAGATACTGGTGTTCTTCTTGATACGATGGTATTGTCACCGAGTGTTCCAGAGACATTGACTCCCCATGCCCAAGCTTGACCGTTTTTATCAATTGCAATGGTATGAGAAGACCCAGCAGCAATTTGACAAAATGTTTTTGTTGCAACGAGAATAGAGACCGGAGTTCTTTGTGATCCC